GAGACTTTTTTAAAGTTCATACAGACTCTTCTAGAAGATATCCAAGACAAGTATCTTCTGTCTATTATCTAAATGACGACTACGAGGGTGGAGACTTATATTTTCCATTTTTAAATATAACAATTAAGCCAGCAGCATCAGAACTTATATTTTTCCCATCAACAAATTTATTTTCTCACGAAGCAAAGCCCGTATCAAAAGGAGTTAAGTACTCCATGGCCAACTGGTATAATTAATAACTATGAATAAAAAAGAATTAGGCGATAAAATAGTTGTGTATAGTGATTTTTTTGATAATCCAATGATATTTTTAGAAGAAGCAAATAATATATTCAAAAATTTTCCAAACTTAAATTTTAAACCAGCAACAATTAATAACCATGAATATAATACAGACTTAAGGTCATGCACTGTGTTTTCTTTAAATACTCAAAACACAAATCATGACGACATGTTCGGTATTGGATCAAGAAGAGCAAAGATTAATTTAAATAAATTAATAGATAGAAAAGTGTTTTCTTGTATTAATGATTACATGAAGTCATACGGTTTCACTGTAAAATATAGAGAGCCTTGGGAACTTTTAACATATCAAGAAACCCAGAAGTTAACCTGGCATTCTGACCATGGAGACGTTCATCCATGTCAAGTTTCATTTGTGTATTACTTTAATGACGATTATGTTGGCGGGGAGGTTGAGTTTAAGGATCATATAGGGACTCCCTATAAGCCTACCGCTGGGGACCTACTAATATTTCCCTCATCTCCTGACTATATTCATAGAGTTCTACCAATAGAGTCTGGTACAAAATATAATGCCATCTCTTTTGCAAAATAGATGTACGATATAATATAATTATGAAACATATAGATCAAATAAGAGAAATAATTGAAAATAATAAAAAGTCTGGGGTAAACCCAACGCACCTGCTTAATGCAGAAAATTACACAGACGAAAACACGGCACAAAATAGATTTTCAATTTGTCAACAGTGTCCAGAACTAATAAAGTTAACTAAGCAGTGCAAAAAGTGTGGGTGTTTTATGGCAGCAAAAACTAAGTTAAAACAAGCAACTTGTCCGTTAGGAAAATGGTAAAATGTTAAAAGAAGAAATAGCCCCAGGCATAGTTGTTTATAGTGACGTAATTCCAAATAGCGAAAATCTGGCATCTGATATTGAAGAAGGACTTGTTTCATCAGGAAAAGAATGGATACCAGCATCAGTAAAAGAAGGGGATAACTCAAAAGTAAATACTAATACAAGAGATACAAGCACATTAGGAATTCCTTATTCTGGAAAAATATTAGATGATTTTACTAATTTCTCCTCTTCTTTTAATTCAACACTAAACAATATGTTTTTTGAAAATTTTGATAAAATTGAAAAAGATTATCAAGCATCTTTTGGTATTTATACTACATGGCACGATTCTTATGGAATTTTAAAGTATGGAGTAGGTCAAAAATTTACTAATCACATTGACGACCATCCAGACTATCATAGAAGAATTTCGACGGTATATTACATAAACGATAACTATTCTGGGGGAGAAATTAGTTTTCCCAGGTTTAATATCACATTTAAGCCAAAGGCAAACCAGATGATTATATTCCCTTCTACATATGTGTACAATCACTCCGTGAACCCCGTGCTTGAAGGAACAAGATATGCAGTAGTTTCATGGATGAAATAGAATGGTAGAATATAATATGGATAAAATTTTTGTAAGTCTTGCTGCATATAGAGATCCAGACTTAATTAATACAGTTAGAAGTTTTTATGAAAAAGCAAAACATAAAGATAGACTATTTTTTTCTTTAGTCTCACACGAAGGAGAAGAAATAGACTTTGACTTTTCTTTTATTCCTCCTGAGCAAATTTCTTATCAGCAAATTGACTATAGATTAGCAGACGGAGCATGTTCTGGAAGACATTTAGCAAATTCCCTAATGTCAGATAAATATAAATATTTTCTTCATACAGACTCACACTCAAGGGCAAAACAAGACTGGGATGAAATGTTAATTAATGAACATATTAAATGCTCTACAAAGTGGGGAGAGGATTATATTTTTTCTAAGTACCCACACGGATTTAAGATATTATGGAATGATTGCGACGAGGGTACGGACGAAATTAATTTTGATAATGAATCATTACATAAAGTTGTTCCAGTTTGGGATGAAACTGAATGGACGTATTTATTAAGATGGCAAGATATAGAAGATAAAGAGTATGGAGATAAGGTATATGGGTTTGCAGCAAACTTTGCGTTTGGACCAACAAAATGTTTAATGAAGGCGCCATATGATCCATATTTGTATTTCTTAGGTGAAGAAATAAGTTTAGGCATAAGGCTATACATGCAAGGAGTTACAATTGTTGCTCCAGCAATAAACGCTATTTGGACAAACTATGATAGAGACAATGGCCGTAGAGGTGGATTCCATTGGACTGATAATTCTATGTGGGGATTAAGAGATAAGGCTGCTAGGATTAGGCTGAATAAACTATTTAGAGGCGAAGATCTTGGGGTTTATGGCTTACAAGACCATATAGAAAAATACAGAGAGTTACAAAAAGAGATGGGGCTTGACTTTGAATCAAAAGATTATGTCAAGCCCATCTACAAAGACTAGTTAGGAAATTTTTCTATCCACTCCTTGGTTCTTGGAGTAATTCCCTTCCAGGCTGTCCAGTTTTCTCCTCTTTGAGACATACGAAATGCAATCTGTGCATTTACAACTGGATTAAACAAGTCTGCATTGTGATCTAAGTCATATTTATTACGACGATCTGGACCAAGCATTCCGATCATATTTATTTGAAAAATACCATAAGAACTGTCTCCAGTCTCATGGTTTCCATTGAATGCAAAAGGTCGACCATTACTTTCTTTTTTAGCAATAGCCCATGCCTCCTTGAGATTTTGACCTTCAAACCCTACTAGTTTTAGTAGATTTTTTAGATCTTTATCAGATAGAGATGTAGCGTTTTGATATTTTTCTAACTGATCTTCTTTAGCCCTAGAAACACTTTTGGCCACTTGCGTGGCCTCTATAGTCTCTTCAAGCACGATAGTTTTACTATCTAATCGGTTTTCAGAAGCATTAGCAACGTTTGACCAAACGCCAAACATAGCCAATATGCTGAGTGTGCCAATGATGTTCTTGTTATTATTCATAAAAGTAATCATAGTTTCCTCCTTAGAAACGAATGACACCTTTTTAGGGGTGCCATGTTACTTCTTAGTATAACACAATTTAGGGAGGGTAGTCAAATAATGATATAATTATTCTCTATGGCTGAAATAACTAATAATTATGGTTTGACATATCCAGAGGCAACAGACTCTGTAAATGTGCATAATGATATTAAAAAATTAGCAGATGATGTTGATGATGCAATATCTTCGCTTGACGCATCAAATGTGCGGGTAAAGGTAATAAATAATTCAGGCTCAACTATAAATGCAGCAAAGCCAGTATATGCTGTAGGTCACACAAATAATAAAACACAAATTGCATTATTTACTTCAGACCTTTCAGATAATAAACCTTTTCTTGGTTTGACAAAAACATCATTAGCAAATGGTGCAAGCGGAGAAGTAGTAGTGGCTGGTGTTTTAACAAATGTTAATACAAGCAGTTTTTCCGTAGGAGAATTATTATATGTAGACTCTTCTGGGTCTCTTACAAATGTAGTCGTAGGCGGAGCAATTGGAATTGTTGCTGTCACAAGCCCAACAACTGGCGTTATTGTTATACAGGCAAAAGGTAATGGAACATGGGGAGCATTGAAGGCTGGATTAGCCTAATATGATATAATCAACACATGGCAACTCTTCGTGGATCAGCATCTTCTTACGATATAGGAAATAAACCACCTAGGATTAATTGGACAGTTGTTCGTGGAGACACCGCATCATTTAGAGTATATGTAACAGATGATGAAAAGCAACCATTAAATATCCCAGACTGGAATATTGAAATGGAAATTAAAAGACCTGTTAACGCTAGTGATTTAGGAACAATAACTGATGCTGCTACCATAGTTATGACATTAATACCTGAGCCAGACGCAGATGATAAAGATGGAGAGTTCACAGTATTTTTATCTGCATCACAATCGTCAATTCTTCAAACAGGAGATATCTTTGATATAGAATTATCTACAGCCGAAAATAATTTGGTTTGGACGGTTGCTCAGGGCAGCATGATAATTCTTGAAGATGTTACAAATTAATGGCATCAGCAACAATAGTAAATAAGAAAAACAATAAACTAAAAGCAATCAATGCTATTTCTTATGCTCTTATAAATGTTGCGAATGATACAAGAACGGTAAAAGTAAATGAAACTTTGCCGTTTAGAATAAGATTTACAAATATACAAGTGCCAGGATATAGCAAAACTAACCCTCCAGGAATTGGTATTGCTGTAGTTGGATTCAACAACTATATTTTGTAAAAAAAATAAAAAGAGGAGTTATAATAGGCTCATGGCAAAAATATCAGTTGATACATTAAAGACAAAGTTTCAAACGGGAGACCGTCCCTCACAGCAAGATTTCGAAGACTTAATTGATACAACCTCTGCACAGTCTACAGACTTAGGTACGCACGGTAATAATGAAAACACAATTACAGGTATTGAAAATCCAACAGTTATAGATAACTTTAACGCTGTCCAATGGCGCATGGTCAAATACCTTATATCCATTGCTAAGACTACAGCAGGCGACAATAAATTTTATGCAACAGAATTGACCATCTTGGTAGACGGTACAGATGTAAGCGTTTCCGAGTATGGAACAGTAGACAACGATGGGAATATTGGCACCATTAGCGTCTCTAGGGTAGGAAACACTGTATCTATTACAGTTACTCCAGACCCAGCAATTAAGCCAGTCACAGTTCGTTATGCACGAATTGGACTTAAGGCGTAAATAAAAGGAGATAAAAAATGGCAACAGTAGTAAATAAAGACTTTAAGGTAAAGAATGGTCTTATCGTTGAAGGAACAACAGCAACGGTTGACAATTTTGACATTCTTACAAAGAAAACAGACGATCAGAATTATATCGTCAGCCTGATTGGCGGAACTGCCACATCAGCAAATGAAGCAAATAAGGTTGTAAAGCGTGATGCTAATGGCAACTTTGCTGCGGGAACAATAACAGCAAATCTTACAGGCGATGTAACTGGTAATGCAGATACAGCAACAGCACTTGAGACTGCTCGTACAATTGAACTTACTGGTGATGTAACTGGTTCTGTATCTTTTGACGGTACAGCAAACGTACAAATTTCAACAACCCTTGATAGCGATTTTGCTACAGACGCAGAGGTTGCTACAGCAAAGGGTGAAGCAATTGCAGATGCAGCAGCAGACGCTACTTCAAAGGCTAACGCAGCCCAGGCAGCAGCAGAACTTACAGCATCAAATGCTCTTTCTTCAGCAGTAACAACTCTTGAAGGACAGATTTCCGATGCAGAAGATGCAGCAAATCTTTATACAGATAATGCTATTACAGCATTAGATCTATCTAATACATACGATGCAAAGGGTGCAGCAGCAGCAGCGCAAGCAGCAGCAGAGTCTTATGCTGATGAAAAGGTTGCAGATCTTGTAGATGGAGCACCAGCACTTCTTGATACACTCAATGAATTGGCTGCAGCAATTGCTGATAATCCAAACTATGCAACAGATGTTGCTAACTTGGTTGCAGGAAAGCAAGATACTCTAACTGCAGGCTCAAATATTGATATTACAAATGATGTTATTTCTGTAACAGGTCTTACCTCTGCAGAGATTTCTGACTTTAACACAGCAGCCCTTGCAGCAACAGCAGCAGCATACGATATGTATGGTGCAGCAGCAGCAGCACAAGAAGCAGCAGAAGACTACGCAGACGGCCTTGCAATCAACTACGATGCAGCAGGTTCTGCTTCAACAGCACAGACTAATGCTGAGACATTTACAACAAATGCAATAAATGGTCTTGACACAGATGATATTGAAGAGGGAGGAGCAAACCTTTACCACACAGATGCTCGTGCAAAGGCTTCAGCAGCAAATCTTCTTCTCAATGCATCACTAACAAATATCGCAATTACAGGTAACAGTACTACAGGTCTTATCATCACCGCAGAAAACGGTGTAGCAGATTCTAATACTGATCAACTTGCAGAAGGTACAACAAACCTTTACTTCACAGATGCTCGTGCAGTTTCTGCTCTTGAGGCAGTTACTCCAGACTTTCCTGCAGTAGAGATTGCCTCAGTAGCAAAGCAGGTGGCAGCAGAAGCATTTGTTGCAACTGCAAGCACAAACACAGCAGTTTCATGGTTGAAGGCAGACTATCGTTCTGCTGAATTCCTTGTTAAGATTGCCAACGGAACTCACACAGAGGTTTCAAAGGTTATCTTGACACTTGATACATCAGACAATGTCGCAGTAACAGAATACGCAATGGTTGGAACAAATGGTTCACTTGGATCGGTTTCAGCAGATATTTCTGGAAATGATGTTCGTCTTCGTGTCACAACTGATAACAATAACTCAACAGTTACTGTTGTTGGAACACTTTTAGCATAACAAAATAAATAAAAAGAGGGAGTGGTAGATCTTGGCAACAATAGACAAAGACTTCAAGGTCAAAAATGGACTCGTCGTAAATAACGGCGGTAGTTTCGGAGGATCTGTAGTTGTAGGAGAACCTACACTAAGCACACACGCTGCTACCAAGGCATATGTTGATTCAGTTGCTGGTAGCATGTTTGTCGGATCTACCTCTCCCGAATCACCATCAAATGGTGATTTATGGTTTGATACATTAACCTCAAGAGTTAATGTTTATTATTCTGGTTCATGGCTCACAATGGCAAATATTGATGATACCTTGAACCTTCCACAGCACATTCATGATACAGCAATCGATGGAACTGGTTTTATAGTATCTCAGTTTGTTGATGCTGGTAGTTTTAATGATCCACAAGGGTCTCCAGTAGACGCTGGATCATATAACACAAGTTCATGGTCTTTGGTTTATGATGGCGGTACAGCAATAGATAACTTCAACTAAAAATTGATGTTATAATTAGCACAGAAATACAACGGTAGAAATACCATAAGGAGAGATAAATGGCAACAAGAATGCAACAGCGCAGAGGCACCGCAGCACAGTGGGCATCTGCAGACCCTATTTTAGCAGCAGGAGAAATCGGATTTGAGACTAACACAGGCAAGTTCAAGATGGGTAATGGTTCGTCTGCATGGACTGCTCTCTCCTATTTCGCAGATGCATCAGATTTTGATACATCAGCGATTGAGTCAACAATTGATTCAAAGGTCGCTACAGCAGTAGATACTTTGGTTGCTGGAGCACCAGCAGCACTTAACACATTAAATGAATTGGCTGCAGCAATTGATAATAATTCTACATTTGCTACAGCAATTACAACTGCACTTTCAACAAAAGCCACTTTAACACAGGTAAATACTCATGAAGCATTGACAACAGGTGTACATGGCATTGCTGACACAGCAGCATTAGCAACTAAGACCTATGCTGATGATGCAGTTTCTGCTCACGCAGGAGACTCTACAAATGTACATGGCATTGCTGATACAGCAGCCCTTGCAACAAAAACATACGCAGATGATGCAGCAGATGCAGCAGAATTAGCAGCAACAACTGCTGCAGGTACAGCAGCAGATGGAAAAGTTTCAACACATAATGCACTTACTACAAATGTTCATGGTATTGCTGATACAGCAGCATTAGCAACTAAGGCTTATGCAGATCAAGCAGCATCAACTGCTGTTTCTGCAGAAACTGCAGCAAGATCATCTGCAATTACTGAAGCACTTTCTAGCCATGGAACAGCAACTTTAAATATCCATGGCATTGCTGATACAGCAGCATTGGCTACAAAGACCTATGCTGATACTACTGCCACAAGCGCAGTTTCTACTCATAACGGAGTAACCACAAATGTTCACGGTATTGCTGATACAGCAAATCTTGTAACATTAGCAGGAGTTCAAACTCTTACCAACAAGACAATTACATCTCCTTCAGGACTTGTAAAGGCAGATGTGGGCTTAAGCAATGTTGATAATACTTCAGATGCAGACAAGCCAATTTCAACCGCTGCACAAACAGCACTTGATCTCAAGGCCCCACTGGCATCTCCAACATTTACTGGAACAGTAGTTCTTCCAACAGTAACAGCAGGTGGAAGTATTGTTCCATCTACAGACAACACATACGACCTTGGATCCCCAACAAAAATGTGGAAGGATGTATATGTTGGTCCAGGATCGCTATACGTTAATGGACAAAAGGTTATTCAAGATGATTCTGGCAACATTGTTCTCAGTGCAGATGCTAATGAAAACCTAGCATTACGTACAAGCGGTAGCGGTAATGTTGAACTTGATCCAACAGGAACAGGTAATATTCAGGTTAAGGGAACTTTATCGATTCAAGCAGGAAATCAAATAACAAGCAGTGACGGAAATGCAGTTGTTTTTGGTAATCCTGTAAGTGTAGATACAATTTCTAGCAAAACAGAAAATACGGACTTATCTCTATCTGGAAACGGTACAGGAAAAGTTTACGTTAACGATAATGCAGAAGTAAATGGAAACCTCATTGTTGGTGGAAACCTAACAGTAAGCGGAACAACTACAACTGTAAACAGCGAAACAATTTCTTTAGCCGATAACATTATCGACCTAAACAGCAACTTTACTACTGGTACTCCAACAGAGAATGCAGGAATAAAGATTAAGCGTGGAGACTCATCTGATGTTCAAATTCGTTGGAATGAGTCCAGCGACGTTTGGCAGTTTACAAATGATGGCGCTACATACGATAATATCGCAGGCAAGACAGAACTAGATCTTAAGGCTCCATTAAATTCTCCAACTTTTACTGGAACAGTAACCTTGCCAGCAGCAGGTATTGTATTCTCAGATGGAACACAGGCAAAGGCTGGTGTGCCATCTATTACAACATTTGCAACAGCAATCTCATCATCTGCAACACTTGCAGCAGGAGAAGCAGACAAGTTTGTTCCACTAACAGGAGCAGTAACTATCACACTTCCTGCAACAGGATACGTAACTGGGCAATCTATTGATTTCTACCAGGCTTCAGGAACTGGAGCACAGTTTGCTTCAACTAACAGCGTTGTAGGAACACCAGGACTCAAGTTCAGAACTACCAACTCAGTAGTAACAGCAATGAAGACCGCAAGCGGATGGCTGGTTTTCGGAGATCTGTCAGCATAATAACAAATTAAAGGAGATTAACTATGTCAAAGCAAGCAGGTAGAATGAGCCAAAGCGCAAATGACTTTTTGGCACCAGGTGCACCAACAATAGGCACAGCAACAGATGTTGGAACAGAAAGGGCATACAATAATGGCGCTGCAACAGTAACATTTACTGGCTCTACAGTAAACCCAGCAACCTCTTACACAGTTACATCTTACCCAGGAGGATATACTGCAACAGGTGCATCTTCTCCTATAACAGTAACAGGCCTTCAGTCTGAAACTGAATATACCTTTAAAGTTAAAGGAACAAATGGAGCAGGAACTGGAGATGAGTCAGGTGCATCTAATGCTATAACTGCAACAACTGTTCCACAAGCCCCAACAGTTTCAGCAGTAGACGTTGGAACAAATCGACCATATAATAATGGAGCAGCAACTGTTACAGTTACAGCAAACGCAACTGGTGGTAAATCAATAACATCATATGGAGCAACTCCAAGTGGATTATCTGAAACAACAAATGGCTCTAGCCCAGTTACACCAACTGGGATGTCATCTGCAACAGGATATACATTTACTGGAAGAGTGCAAAATGCAAATGGTTGGTCTGCTGCATCTGCTGCAACAGCATCAGTTACCATTACAACCGTTCCTGATACAATAAGTGCTCCTTCAGCATCTGCCGTTGCAAATCAAGCACAAGATTCCGTGTCTTGGTCTGCTCCCGCAAACGGTGGTAAAGCAATTACAAATTACTACTGGACTTCATCAGACGGAAAATCTGGAAATACAGCCTCAACATCAGTTACTGTAAATCAAGAGGCTAATACTCAACAGACATATAATGTTAGAGCAGACAATGCAAATGGATCATCTAGTACATCTGCAAGTTCTGGAAATGTCACAACATTTTCATTTACTCCGTTTGGATTTACTCCGTTCGGTGCCTTCGGTGCCTTCGGTGCGTTCGGTGCGTTCGGTGCGTTCGGTGCGTTCGGTGCCTTTGGTGCCTTCGGTGCGTTCGGTGCCTTCGGTGCCTTCGGTGCGTTCGGTGCGTTCGGTGCGTTCGGTGCCTTTGGTGCCTTCGGTGCGTTCGGTGCCTTTGGTGCGTTCGGTGCCTTCGGTGCGTTCGGTGCCTTCCACTTCTATCCTGGAATTCACGCCCACTCCTTGGCAGAATCGACCAAAGTTTTGGTTCCAGGTTCTCCAAAATCGTCAAAGGCTGCTAAAGACTTGCAAGTTGGAGATACGTTATTAGGACTCAATATACCAAATCCAGCAAACGTAGCCTGGACTAATTGGGAAGTAGACTCCTCTACAGTATCACTAAGTTCAGAAAATGTTGTAGAAACTACAATTGTTTCTATTAATACTTTTCCAGAAAATGAATTTATATACGTAGATGGAGATTTATTCTCTAACTCACACTATATTCTAGTTCAAAAAGATGGAGTAACTAAATTTATTCCAGCATCACAAATTGATACAACCTATAAAATATTTTCTGCTGACTCAAACTCTTTTGTTGATGTACTTTTAGTAGATACTATTAGTATGCCATTGACAAAAATATCAATTAACTGTGAGCCTTATGATAACTTTTTTACAGAAACAATGTTAGTATTTGATACACAAGATTCAGCAGAATAGTTTAATAACTTTTTAACTTGTGGTATACTGATATTATGAAAGAAAAAAAATCTGCAAAAATATCATTTGTATCTACATTGCCAAAAAATATAGATTTATTTCCAGAACCAGTGCCAGCATTTAAAGAAATACCATCCTGGTTTAAAAAAATATTGCCATTTTATGAAAATGATGATACCCCAATTGATGGAGTACAAAGGCTAACGGTTAAAAGATGCCTTGCATTTTTAGATATGTTATCAAGCGGGTATATAATTAAAACACCATTTGATATTTATATTGATACCACTGAAGGTAAAAGAATTTTTCAAATCCCAAAGTCTATGGAAACTTTTTCTAATTTTGGCGGAAAACCTATGATTGGTAATCATGATATAAGACAAGTAGAGGGATATCCAATAGATAATGAAAAATATATACAGCATATATTTAGGATAAATCCAATTTGGGTAGCAAAGGGTAGTAAAGGTGTAAGTGCAATTTTTATACAGCCACAGCATCACGAAGTATCACCTTTATATGCAATTGCTGCAGTAGTCGATATTGATGGTTATCCGTCTGATGGACTATTATCATTTTTAGTTAAAAAAGATTTTAAAGGTTATGTTCAAAGGGGAACTCCACTAGTTCAGGTAATACCTTTTATGAGACAAAATTTTGTTTCTGAAATTATAAGAGATCAAAAAGAAACTGATAATATTAAAGCCATAGTAGCAAAAGTCAGATCATTTTTTAATTCTGGTTATAAAAAATTAATGTGGCAAAAGAAAAGTTATACCTAACCATTAACCTAAATAATAGCATTAGAGTTTTACAAAAGTAAAAACTCTGGTATACTTTAATAATTACAGTTTCTTAAGGAGAATAACAGTGTCTGATTTTTTTAGTTTTCGTTTGTCTGAAGATTTTATAAATGATTATAAAACAAAGGAACCGCCATTCGGCTTCACAGATGCAGGCGGTAATTCATTAGGAGAGATTACATTTATTCGTACCTACTCCCGTATGAAGGATGATGGAACTAAGGAAAGATGGTACGAGGTTTGTCGTCGAGTAATCGAAGGCATGTATTCAGCACAAAAGAATCATGCTAAAGAAAACAGATTGCCTTGGAATGATTATAAAGCACAGTCTTCTGCTAAGGAAGCATTTGATAGATTATTTAATTTAAAATGGACACCGCCAGGACGAGGACTATGGTCTTTTGGCACGGCACTTACAATGGAAAAGAAAAACTCAGCAGCATTACAAAACTGCGCTATGGTATCTACAAAAGACATAGATAGAAATGATCCAGGAACATTATTTGCTTGGGTTATGGATGCCCTTATGATGGGTGTGGGTGTAGGGTTTGATACTGTTGGGGCAGACAAGCATTTGCCTATTTATAGTCCTACAGAACCAGCACAGGTTTATGAAATCCCAGATACTCGTGAAGGATGGGTAGAGTCCGTTAGGTTGTTAATTAATTCATTCTTAAAGCCTAATATGTATATTCAAGAGTTTAACTACGATCTTATTCGTCCTCTGGGAGCACCTATTAAAGGCTTTGGAGGCACTGCCAGCGGCCCTGCACCACTTATCCAGTTGCACAAGCAGATAAGGTCTGTAATCGGCGGTAGAGCAGGAGAAACACTAGACTCAAGAGCAATAGTAGACATCGTTAACCTTATTGGTACTTGTGTAGTATCAGGAAACGTAAGAAGGTCTGCTACTTTGGCTTTAGGTAATGCTCAGGATGAAGACTTTATGAATCTTAAGAATTCTGAGGTTTTCCCAGAAAGAAATTCTTTTGACCCAGAAAACCCAGGTTGGGCATGGATGTCAAATAACTCAATTTCTGCGACGGTAGGTACAAGGTACGAAGACTACGTAGACCTAATCGCAAGCAATGGAGAGCCAGGATTTATTTGGCTTGATGTTGCCAGAAACTATGGCAGACTTAAGGATCCTGCGGACGGCAAGGATTATCGTGTAATGGGATTCAATCCTTGTGCAGAGCAGCCATTAGAATCATACGAACTATGCACCTTGGTCGAGGTACATTTAAATCGTCATGATTCTAAGGAAGACTTCCTCCGCACCCTTAAGTTTGCCTATCTCTATGGCAAGACAGTAACGCTGATACCAACACACTGGCAACAGACAAACGGTATCATGCAGCGTAATCGTCGTATTGGAACATCGCTTACAGGTATTGCTTCATTCTCAGACAAATTTGGTTTGCCTGTTGTGCGTGAATGGATGGACGAAGGATATGAGACTATCCGTAAATATGATCACTCATATTCTGAGTGGCTATGCGTTCGTGATTCCATTAGGGTCACAACTGTTAAACCATCAGGGTCTGTATCAATTCTTTCTGGCGCCACGCCTGGAGTTCACTGGGCGCCTGGTGGAAACTATTTCTTGCGAGCAATTAGATTTGGGAATACTGACCCAATGATTCATTTGTTCAAGGCTGCTGGATATAAGATGGAGGCTGACCTTGTATCTGCGAATACAACTGTCGTATATTTCCCAGTACATTCTGGTCACGCAAGATCTGAAAAAGATGTAACATTATTTGAGAAGATTGCGCTTGCTGCTACTGCTCAGAAATACTGGTCTGATAACGGCGTGTCTGTAACGCTTTCATTTGACAAGGAAACTGAAACAAAGCACATTGCGCCTGCACTCCATATGTATGAGGGACAATTAAAGGCAGTCTCATTCTTGCCAATGGGTAATAAGGTATATCCTCAGCAACCATATACTGAAATTACCGAAGAAGAGTACAACGCTTACATTGGCCAGATTAAAAAGATCGACTGGTCTGCTATTTATGATGGAGCAGAAAATCTTGAGGCACAAGGCGAAATGTACTGTACTACAGATGCTTGCGAAATAAAAATATCTTAGTATGATAAAATAGACTCATAATGTCTAGTCCATCAAATCTGTATGCAGAAAAAATATACTCTGAGCACCCTCAGTTTTTGTGGGCACTTGATGATAAGGCTGATTACGTTTCCTTAATCTCAGAAATACAAAGAAATACTTCTGCCTGGATTTTTGATAATGGATCTTCTACAATAACTGAAGAATTACTAGATGCTCCGTTTCCAGACAGTGTAATTAACAAAGTTATTCCTGCTGCAGTTACAGAAGGCTTGTTTTCAGTAACTTTAGTTAGTCCAGAAATAGTAAGCACGAGCCAACTTAATAGTACACTTAAAACTTTTTCAATTGGATCTTATTTCTACACACTTAGTCCGTATTCCCTTAGCATAGAAATAGGGTATAGATATTATGATGATGCACAAGAACAATATGTAGATGTTTTAAAATCTTATGATGCATCTCTTTCTGATAGATGGTATTTTTTATCTGAAACTTTTAGTCCAGAATCTAGCGACTTGCCATTAAGGTTAGTTATAAAGATAAACTATTTAGGACAGTCTTCAGAGTTAAATGATTACGCATTTTATATTAATGGAATTACATTTGGACAATGGTCGGAAGAGTTTCAGTCAAGTTCTCTTGGAGTAACTAAAACAACTCTTCCAAGCAGCATAGCGTTAGACCCTAGTGATGTTATTGAGGCAAAAGCGTACGGCCTGTCAGATTCTAATGGATATTATTTTGTAAATAACAGCGCATTGGCTGCAAAAAACTTTGGTGTGCCTATGGTTTTTGGATCAGAGAATGTTACTAAGTTATACGATAATAACAACAAGCCCTGCTTAATTGTTCCTTCTAACGGTATGATGTCTGACGGCGGTAGATATCAAGAATTTACTTTAGAGTTTTGGTTAAGAACAAATAATTCTTCTTCTCAATCAAAAAGAATAGTTGGGCCAATTTCATCAACTGATGGCCTATATGTAGACGGTCCATTTTTAATATTAAAGATAAATGAAAAGTACGAATCATATTATATTGGTCAATGGGAAAGACCAATGTTACTTCACTGGAGATACTCCAATAACTTATCTACAGTTCTGTTAAATGGCGAAGAGATAATCTCAATGTCCATAGATAGTTCTTTAATCTTATTGCCAGAAGCAGAAAATGAATTAGGCAAAAATCAAAACTGGATTGGGTTTTATGCCTATCAAGATATACAGCCTATAGAGTTAGATTGCATTGCTCTATACACATACTTAGTCCCGTCTTTGGTTGCAAAACGAAGATTTGTTTATGGACAAGGCGTAGAGTATCCAGAAAACCTCAATGCAGCCTATGGAGGAAGTACTGTTTTATTTGACTATTCTTTTGCCGATTACACCAAAAACTATAACTACCCAGATCTAGGCTCTTGGTCTCAAGGTCTTTTGGACAATGTAATAATTGAAGACAACTATTTAAAAACTCCAGAATTTATTGCTCCACAAATATTTACTAATAGCATTGTTAATACTGGCGAAGAGTTATTGAATCAGTGTGCAACAATTCAAAATGAAACCTCTTTATTCATAAACTTAAAACCATCTTCTCCAGCATGGGATAATACAGATTCATATCTTTATTTTGATAACTTTAACTTACTAAACCAAAGAACCCACGCATTCTACGGCTTGTTTAAAAAAGAAACTGGAACTGTTACCAATCAAGTTCTTATTAGAATAGAAGACAATTCAGGAAACTATTTGTCAATAGAGTCCGTTGGTGCAGATATTAGATACATCTTAAAATATGGGCAAGAACCTATTGAAACCATATATGAAGCAGTTTCAGTTCCTGAAAATGAGATCTTCGCAGTTGGTATTGAGATAGATGTTTTTAGAGATTACTATGGAGGAAATTTAGTTTCATTTTTTAATGGGTCCTCCTCATTAAAGATGTATGTTGGGGGTACTAAAGAATTTCAAAAGACATTTACTGGAAATATTTATAAAATTGCTTTATGCTCTGAAAAAAATGTAAAAGATATTCAAGATCTGTTTAACATCTTTGGAGTTCCAAAAGACTATGAAAATATTTTTAATCTTTACGGCCCTGGAGTTAGTTATGATGGCGGAGACGCAGATCAGGATTTTTGGTCTTTCGTTTTTAATGGAGGAAATGTCAACTCATTCTTAACATTAGAATTAGAGAACCACGTTGCCAGTTTTTCTATAGTTCCTAAAAATTATTTTGATAACTTTTATTTAGATGTTGATATAAAGGGATCATGGAAAGACTATATACCTTTGTCATATTTTGGCCAATACATTACAGACGAATATGGAGATAGTAAGTTTGGGCTAGACTTTATTCAATTTAATGTAAACTATCCAGCACCAGCAAAATTTAAAGAAACAGAAGTGAAAGATACAGATGGCTGGCTTTATAGTGAGTTATCTACAGAATATTCATATCCAGTACAAAGAACTTATGAGTCTTTGGATAATTATTTGTATACTGGATATGTAGACTATCAAGATCTGGCAGAAAGATCAATTAAGACATACTCATATGATACATCAGACGCTATATTAAAAACATATATTACATTTGAATATCTTGAATCAGGCGCCAATGCTTCAGAAGGATTTTTTGTTAACACTCAAGATGTTTCAAAAAATGGAGTAGTTAGTCCAGGAAGCGAATGGATTAATACTAAATATGAAGTTGTTGACAATACAATTATATATCCTCCAGCAGGAATTGATTTTAATAAAATAGCCATTGTAGTTCATCTTGAGTTTTTGGTAGATGGAATTAAATATCAGCCAATAAAAATTAAAAATTTACAGTTAGCATCACAAGCATTTAATTATAATACAGCGAACAACATAGGGACAAGATTTGGCACTAATGTATACCCTTACGTTAACAATGGATATTATTATAACTATAAATCTAAAAATCCTTTTGCCATATACAAGGGATCGTCCCCATATCTTTATTTGACTAGAAACTCTGGCTTAGAATTGCGTGGTAACTATGATCCACTTATTAACAGAGGGGTTGCCATACCCGTTAATACTAATAAGGATGCAAACTATGAAGTTATGGCAATGCAATCTTTAATTAGGTTTAATGAAGACTTTTTCCCATATGCTCCTACACAAATTATGCAAATAAATGCAAAGGGCAAAACAATAAAACTGTATACGGTAGCAAATCATCCAACAGGTAAAAGAGCAAAAATATATGCAATCGACGGTAATACTGGAGCGCTTTATGACGGTATAGCATTTTACTTAAATGGCAAAATAGTAAAAGAGCCAGTAATTAATATTAATGAATGGGCAATGCTAGGAATAGGATTCCCCAGCATATTAAATTTTAAATCTTATGCGGGATCAATAATGATTAATGGCCCAATCATATTTAACAGTTTATCTTTTTATCAGACAACTAATCTTCAGGCTATTCAGACAGTAACAAAAAGACCTTGGGCTAGGGTAAAGTTTGCCGTGGATGGTGTGTTTGACTGGGAGTATTGGAATGATTATTTTGTGTGGCAGGGTGTACTAGTGCAATCGGCAGTTAGTTATTATGGAGTAAATCCAGCAGATATATATAAGGCGTACACTGGCACCAATAAAATAATCGTTGACGATTCTAGAGTTTTTAGTTTTAAGGACTACGAGTATGCAGTTTTTAAAGATGTATTGTGGCAATCACAAATATCAGATGCGGTATAATATGGTATACTAATGGTTATGAAAAACAAAAATCAGCCACTTTTTGGTAAAGACGGTAAGCCAAGAATGCCTGGTCAAATAGGCGATACTAAAGTCACCCTAATAGATAAAAATTATGACTGGGGTATTTATGTATGGAAAAAATCTAATGGTAAATGGTTTACTGATGGAAATGGAAATATATTAAACATTCCATCAATGAAGGGCGATCTTTCAAGAATCGCAGAACTAAAGCAGGCAGCAGCATATTATGGAGAGCCAGATGGCGAAGCATACTTTTTTGCAGGCATGGGAAGAGTTACTGATGAGGAGTACAGCGAGCAGGTAGATAGAATGAAGGCTGGGCTTATTCCTAATTTGAATGATCTTGGAGCCGTACAGGCAGCAAAAGATACGATTGCTAAGTATGGAGATGAGGAATAATGTCAGAAGAAAAAGAATATATTATCGGTGCCAGGATAGATGCATTATCAGACCCGCAAGATTCATTTAAAACATCAGATCCATTTAACAAGCCTTGGACAGAATTAAAATCATTTTCTGGAATAGATAATAACTTTAGAAGAAGAACTAATCGCTTAGTTGAAAAAGCAATGCCCAATAATCCAACACAAGGATATTTAGATAGTGCAAGAGCAGAGCAGCACGGCATAGGAGATTCTAAGTCAAAAGAAATAAATCCTGGAACGGTATACAGAAATGGCTACGGGCTATTTGATGTAATTACACCACCATGGAATGTTTATGAACTTGCTAACTATTATGATACTTCTTTTGCAAATCATGCAGCAATCGATGCTAAGGTTGAGAATATAGTTGGTCTTGGATATGACTTTGAGGTTTCCCCAAGCACAATGTTAAGGCTTGAATCAAACAAAGATAAAGATCAGGTTGGAAGAGCAAGAAATAGAATTGAACGTGCAAAAATTGAAATGCATGAATGGCTTGAATCATTGAACGATGATGATTCTTTTACAACTACCATGATGAAGGTTTACACAGATGTTCAGGCTGTAGGAAATGGATATCTTGAAATCGGAAGAACAACTCGTGGAGAGATTGGTTATGTAGGGCACATCCCAGCAACAACAATGCGTGTTCGCAGATTACGTGATGGATATGTACAAATTATTGGAAGCAAGGTTGTATATTTTAGAAATTTTGGTGCAAAAAATGCTAATCCTGTTACGTCTGATCCAAGACCTAATGAGATTATACACTTTAAACAGTATTCGCCTTTAAATACTTTTTACGGTGTTCCAGATATAATGTCGGCAATAAACTCGCTCCATGGAGACCAGTTAGCGTCACAATATAACATCGACTACTTTAGTAATAAGGCTGTCCCTCGTTATGTTGTGACGTTAAAGGGAGCAAAACTCTCTGCGGATGCTGAAGACAAGATGTTTAGATTTCTACAAACAGGGCTTAAGGGTCAATCACATAGAACGCTATACATTCCATTGCCTGGCGATAGCGATAGCAACAAGGTTGAGTTTAAAATGGAGCCAATTGAAAATGGTGTACAAGAAGGCTCTTTTGAAAAATATCGCAAACAAAATCGTGATGATGTTTTGATTGCACATCAGGTTCCCCTATCAAAGATAGGCGGAGGAGATGCGGGATCTATTGCAGCAGCCTTAGCGCAAGATCGCACATTTAAGGAGCAGGTCTCTAGACCAGCACAAAGAGAATTAGAAAAAATTATCAACAAGATAGTCAAAGAAAAAACAGATGTTCTTGTATTAAAATTTAAAGAACTAACCCTCACAGACGAAATTGCTCAATCTCAAATATTAGAAAGATACGTCAAGACTCAGGTCATGCTTCCAAACGAGGCTAGGTCTGTTCTTGGACTCCCACAGCGGGAAGGAGGAGACGAGCCGTTTAGCCCTAAGCCAGAAGACAATGCACAGAGGGCTAGAGATGGGGAAAGACTAAACAATCAGTCCGATGGGGAAGCCACAATTAGTGGAAGGAACCCAAAGGGAGAGGGAAGATCAACTTCCTAGTTATCCACAACCTTATACACAAGTTATTAACATTTGTGTAAAAAAGGCTCTATAATATATACTAGTATGACTATATCAAAAGCCCATTGGAATACAGAGGGCGAGAATGTTCGCCTTTCCCTTCCTTTTGCGAAGGTAGATAAAGAGAGACGTATTGTCTCAGGCTTTGCATCACTTGATAACATTGATAAACAAGGTGATATTGTTACCGCAGAAGCATCATTAAAGGCATTTTCTAAGTTTCGTGGAAACATTCGTGAAATGCACCAACCGCTTGCTGTAGGAAAAATGGTTAATTTTAAAGAAGATAGATACTTTGATCCAGAGTCTAAAAAGTTTTACTCTGGAGTTTTTGTTTCAGCATATGTTTCAAAAGGTGCACAAGATACATGGGAAAAAGTTTTGGACGGTACACTAACAGGATTTTCAATTGGTGGACGTATGAATAAGTGGGATGATGGATATGATGAGAAGTCAGATTCAACAATTAGAATTATTAAGGATTATGACCTTGTAGAGTTATCTCTTGTTGATTCTCCAGCAAATCAATTTGCAAATATTATGCATGTAGAAAAGGTTGATGGAGTTGAAGTTGTTAAGGGACAAGATGTTGCGTTAGAAAATGTTTTTTATGATGAAGAATCTGGATTAGTTATGGTATCAGAAGAAGAAACAGCAGTTAGCCCAACTACTGGAAATCAAATGAAGAATATAGGTTTCGTTGAAAAAGAAGACAACGAAAAAATGGATATAGTCAAATTCTTA